GTCGGAGTCTCTGTTGACCCAACATCAAAAAACTCATCAAGGAATGGTGTTGATGATACCTGATCTACCAACACTGGCTTTTTGATAAGACGGTAAAAGTTTGTCATCTTAGAGTTCACAAACCTAAGACGCCTACCGTCGAACTCAATGTATCCCTTAAGTATGAGGTAATCAATATGCTTAATGCAGTCGTGCCAGTACCTACCAGGGACACGAGCCTTAACTCTAACATCCCATATTGTAAACACATCATCAATATCGAAACTCTTACACAGAGCTCTCTCGATACGCTTGTTAATTTCATCAAACTTCATTGTGTATCCTTCGCTTCAATTCAGCAACAAGTTCTTCGCCACTGAGAGATAATCATATCTCTGATCTTACTCTTATTAATAAAATTGTCAACCATCGGTGACTCATAATGCTTTGTCATTCACTTTTTTCTTTGTTACGGTCGATTACTACCATTGCAATGTCGCCGAGAATGTAGGCAATATATGTCGCGACGACAACACAAATCGTCGTCACATAATGTATAGTGGCGAGACCTAATGCTGTATGTATCAGTGCCCACCCATAGGCGATACCAATAACAACAGCGATAATTGTAACACCCAGAAAAATTCTCTTTATACGATCAATCATCTTACGTCTCCATTTGCTACCAATCGCTCAAACAATAGGACAATCTCCGGATGAATTTTACGTGTACCAGGATACAGAACAGGAACACGAATGCCACGGCGTTTAACCTCGGAAGCGGTAAGGCGACCACGCTCATAGTCCCACTGATCGTCAATCTTATCCCACTCATCATACTTCTTATTGTATGGAGCAGAACGACTGGCGTCGTCATAACCCATAAGGAAATGACGACGGAAAGCTACATCGCGAGCGCTGACGAGTTTGGTATTAACCTGTGTCTGTGTCATCAGACTGTCTTACAGCAAGTGATGCGAGCAATCTTTTCCCAGTCTTTGGCAGTTGTCTTACGAATGTTACCCAGCTTCAGAGCCATACGAAGAGACAACTCACGAAGACGATCATGATTGGTGTTGATGAACGCAATAACATCAAGTCGCTGAGCCGGAGTAAGATCCTTGAGCAATCCCTGCTTAATAACCTGACGAATGCGAACCAGATAGTCACGGCGAGTTTTCATAGCTGTATCGATATAATGGCTACGCGAAACGAGAGCACCAAGATGCGGAGCAAGCTTATGACCACGCTCAATCATAGCGTCAAAGTCATAGTTGGTGATGAAGATGATCGTACCGTTAAAATCAAACGAGCGAGGAATGCGTTCGGCACTCTCTTCATCAATCAGAGCGCCCTCGGACAACCAACTAACACGGCGACGCTCGGTAGTGTCGCACACTGCCTTCAAAAGATTGAGCGACAGGTCGTCAAAGAAAATGCTGTCGGCGTCATCAAACACAATGACCTGACCCTCTTCGCGATACTGATACAACAGCTTCACGAGACCAGTGGGGCGGACATAACCTTTCACGATCGTGTGGTTGATCTCGTTAGGATCCCACTCGGTCAAACGCTTTTCAACGATATAAGACTTGCCGAGACCAGCAGGACCAGACACGATCAGAGCGCGAGCATTGCCAATCGTACAAGCTTCGGTCAACACATCAAGAATTTCAAATCGCTCGGCGAGTCGTGCCTCGACCTGTTCGTCGGTCTCAACCTTCTCAGCTTCGTACACTACCTTAATGGTAGAAATTTTCTCCGCAGTCGACTGGCGAGCAGAACGGAAACCAGCATTCGGAACACCTCTAGGCATATTTCTCTTCCTCTTCAATTTATAACCTATCATACCGCTCTTTAATTTTTATGTCAAGCTACCCAACGTTGCTCTCCGAAAAAATTTTTATATTCCTCTTCGTCCATCAGAGCGTCGCAAAATGCCCAAAGATCTCCATCCTGATACAGATGCCAGACATTACCGTTCGAGTCGGTGTAACTCGCCGAATCCGTAATTTCGGTCCAGGCGTCCCAGTAATGCTGGCTGTTCTCGTGATCCGGACCAAGAGCACAGGTCTCCCAAGCCCAGTCACTGATCTGACCCCAATCAGCGCGATCGTACTTCTGAGTAAAAATCTGCGGGATATAAACGCCATGCGAGTCGCCAACGAGAATATGAATGCCAGACATAGAGTTCTCCTCTCTCAACTTATAGACCTATCATACGCCTGATTTAATAAAAAGTCAAGCGTCATTTTTGGAGTGCAGCTTTGCCTTAATCTCAGTATAGAACATCTGATACTTGGCAATCCTAGCAATATCCTTCTCGGTTACTCCTTTCAACCTACGGATGTCAGTATTGTGACGCAGATCTGACATCTTTACTTTCATCGCATCAGTATTAGCGAACACTTTTTCTTTGTACTCTTCGTAAGTCTCGCCTGGAACCTTGGTTAGAGCCTTGATGCCAGAGATAATACGCTCAGTAATACCAGCTGCTCGAAGTTCAGCGTAAGTAATGTTCGTGTCCTCTACTACATCGTGGCCGAGAGCTATACACTGCAACTCTTCGTCTTCACTCTTCAGATAGTGCATAACCTTGAGCGGATGCAGTATATAAGGTGCACCGCCACGGTCAAACTGACCAGCATGAGCATTTGTTACAATAACAAGCATTTTACCGAGTAGTTCGCCACGAGTCATTTCGTTTCCTTTCATTATATACATCATACCCTTTTTTCATTTTTATGTCAAGCCCTACCTATGGTTAAGCTGTAGCTAAAATAGTGAAGCTGTCGCCTATATAATTCGCTTGACATTTTATGTGTTGGGCGTATAATCAGGTATGTGATGTTGAAATAGGAGACACCGATGAGCGATAAAACTGTTAATCCCTACGCGAAAGCTCTTAGCAATAAGCTGTTCGCTCATAAGGTCGTCCGCCCTAAAAAAGGGAAAGGCTCCTATCGCCGTAAGAACAAGATAAAGACCGACTAACTCGCGCAATAATTTCATTGACATTTAAATTAAAACGGCTAGAATGATACTCTGGTCGGGTTTGAGAGGGCAACTATGACTATTCGTTTCAAAGTTACATTCGATGTTAAAAATGCTAACAACCTGCTCATTGAAGAACGCCGCAACTTCAGCACATTGAAGACTGCGTTGATCTACATCAAAAGCCTGCAGGCTGGTAACGTCAACGGCTGGCGTTTGGTTGGTAAACCTATTATCGAGCGCATTTCATGAAAGGTAGCACTCCGGAAGACTTTTTGAAATATGTTCGTAGTCTTGAATTCATTGAGTTCGAAGACATGATTTATTTTGTCAGACAATACCTTGATGCTTATATGAAAACGCCTGATGATGATAAGGAAGCGATCAAAGATGCATATCTTCGCTACTCGATTGTCGCTGTTGAGTTTATGCCATCACTTCTCATTTACGCAGAAGATTCATTAGAACTACGCAAGCAATTGTACTCTAAGTTAGCAGCTCTAACCAAACACTAGGTGAGTTATGAATATTCCTATTCCAAAATATGAAGTCGGTCACAAGTTTTGGGTTCCTCGTTGTCGCATGGCGACCAATTACATTGAGAAAGAAATCGACGGAGAAACCTATCGTCGTTCTGAAACGGTGTTTGTTCCTTATGTTAAGCAAAAGGAAATTCGTTCTATTTGTATCACAATTGATTACCGCAAAAAGATCTCAGTTGAATACAACTGTTGGGACGTTGTAGCGTTGCCTCTTGTTTTCGGTAAAAAGTCATTCAATTTGCCTCAGAAGCATACTGAAGATATGATTGAGAATTATTCTATGGCAGAAGCTCAGGTTATTGCCGATGAATATGCTGAAAGCAAGCAGGAGTACTTTGGTAAAAAAGAAGAAGACATCGACGACCTATACGAAGATGAAGACTGATTAGTTAGACTCGATTGTTGTTTTCGCTTCCTCAAGGAATTTGCGAATAGCTTCAATCGAGTTCTTACACTCTGAGTTTTTCTTGTGTAAGTCTGCTATAATACGTGCTACTTGTGAGTCTGTTAGGTTCTTATGATTAGGATACTTAATCGAATCACACTTGTACATTGAGCGATCAGGTGTTATTACCTCAAGTTTTGTTGCTGAAACAACTTGAGATGTTGGCGAACAAGCAGCAAGAAACAAAGGTAGAACAACAATTAATTTCTTCATGGTTTCTGTCCTGATAGTTTACGGATAGTTTCTTTTATAATAGATGAGGCTGGTCTGTCGTTTTTACGAGACTCTTCTGAATTAAGAAACTCTTCTACATCAGTCAGTTGTTTAGATAACTCTTCATTTTTCTTTTGAGTATCATCTATAATAGCTCGCTGAGAATCATTAACCGTTTTCATATTGGTTATAAATGTTTCTTGGTCGCGTATCGTTTGTTCTAACTGTTTGTTATTAAACTCTAACAGTGCTTGCTTACGGATGCTTGATTTCCACATTATTACATAAGTGGATAAAATAGCTATTGCTATTGCCGCTAAAATAGCGTATACTATATACTTGTTGAACCCGAACATACACATTCCTCCGAGGAGTATTTAGCATGCAGATAGAAGTTGTATCCGTTGAAGATCAAGAAGATGGATCTGCTCTTGTAGTATTTGATATGGATGAAGAAGCTAAGTATGCTTTCATCCGTGCTGGTATTATGAGTGCTTTGATCAAGGGTCTTGAGCAAGCTGAAAAGTTTAAAGGAGAAACCGAGTGAAGATTTATATTGGACCTTACGCATCCCATTGGTCTGGTCGTAAATTTCAACATTGGTATCTCCATAAAAAGTATAAAAAATATTACTGGGAAATTGATGAGGAAAAATATGATCGTTTTGATCGAGTAATTGACAAGGTCAGTGACTGGTGGGAAGACGTTTTAAACCTTACCATCAACAAGTATTTTCATTGGCGAAATCGCAAGATCAAGGTTCGCATTGACAGGTATGATACCTGGAATATGGATCATACTCTTGCTTTGATTACCCTGCCAATGCTCAAGCAACTTAAAGAAACTAAGCATGGTTCTCCTCTCATTGATGATGAGGATGTGCCAGAGCATTTGCGTTCTACTTCCGCACCACCTCTTACTAAACAAGAAAAGTCTTGTGGTGTTTCTGATGAAAATCTTCATAAGCGTTGGGAGTGGTTGCTTGACGAATTAATTTGGACTTTCGAGCAGCTAGCTGATGAAGACTCTGATTCTCAGTTTTATTCAGGAAAATCTGATATTCTTTGGGAAAATCAAGAGAACGGTTTGTTTGAAATGAAGAGAGGGCCAAAAGATACTTTCAAACTTGATCGCGAAGGTCTTGATGCTTTTAATAAACGAATCAGCAACGGACTTGTTCTGTTCGGTAAGTATTATAGAGGATTGTGGGATTAATGGAAAAAGAGTACATTAACATCCCTGAGGAAATTATCAGAGATTCAGCTGCAGCCTGTTCTGATGACGATAACAATAGTTTCGCCAGACTTTTGAAATATGGTGAAGAAGTAAAAGCTATGGGTTTAACTCCAAATTATATTTTAGATCCATACCACATGGATATTGTGGTAGTTATTGAAGAAACATATGAGAAAAAGTTGAATTGATCCTTTAAATTATAGTTCTACACAACTATATAATATGTGCACTGCCTGATGGAGTGTATTTTTAACTCTCGCTAATTATAGGAGAAAACTATGAACGATATTTTTTCATTCAACACGTCTAATTTTGACAAGTTTTTTGTCGGCTCTGATAAACTGATTCAGAATCTCGCGAAAGCACATGACGCCTATGCTAAGGCGATTCCTGGATATCCTCCATACAATATTGTTAAAACTGGCGAAAACAAGTACTGTATTGAAATGGCAGTTGCTGGTTTTGGTAAGAACAACCTTGATGTTGAAGTTGCCAATGGCACACTTACAATTAAGGGTGGTTTGACTGTTGACGATATGGCTGAAGAAACAGTAAATCCTGTTGGATATATTTACAAAGGAATTGCTGATCGAGCATTTACTCGTAAATTTCAGTTGGCTGACTCAGTTGAAATTAAAAACGCTGAACTTATTAACGGTATGTTGAAGTTGTGGTTGGAAAATATCATTCCTGAAGATAAAAAGCCAAAGAAGGTAGATATTACTACCAAGTAACCAGAGGGGCTCAATGCCCCTCTTTTTCATAGGAGGAACAATTGTTTAATTATTTAAACTGGATGGTTGATAATACCAGAAAGTATGTTTACTTCCATCGCGCCGTTGCTGAGTTGAATACTCTCAGTGACGAAGAACTCAATGATATTGGATTAACTCGTGGCGAAATTATTACTACTGTTTATAAGACGGTGTGTAATAAATAATAAAAAGCTCAGGAGGATTCAATGAACAACATCGACAAAAGATACCAGCAATACCTCTATGATTTAAAGTTGTATGACGGTGTAATTGATGGGTTCATTGGTCCTAAATCTAAAGCTGCTTTGATTAAGTTTCAAACTATGAACGGTTTGAAAACCAATGGTATTATTGATGAAGCAACGATTGATAAGTTTGAAAGTCAATTGAAGCCTAACCCAGAGCTGTTTGTTGATGAAGATGTTGTACCTTACACCTTTTGGCCAAAGGAAACAACTGAAACACTTATGAGATACTACGGACCTGTCGGTGAAAATCAAGTTAAAATTGATACACCTTACCGCATGGTTCTTGCTTGGGATACTGACGTTGTTCTCAGCAAAATTACATGTCATAAGAAAGTAGCGGAATCTCTTTATTCAGCTCTAGAAAATGTCAGTTATCTTTACAGCGAGAAAGATATTATCAAACACGGATTTTATCTATTTGGTGGTTCATTAAACGTCCGTAAAATTCGTGGTGGTAATCGCTGGTCTACTCATTCATGGGGTATCGCTATTGATATCGACCCTGCTCGCAACGGATTAAATGATAGCTGGGATGATGCTTATCTAGGTAAGCCAGAGTGCCGCGATTTCGTTGAATGTTTTAAACAAGAAGGATGGTACTCACTCGGTCTTGAAAAAAACTATGACGCTATGCATTTTCAGGCGGCATGGCGCTAATGTCTGATGACAACAAGCCAGACCTAATAGACAAAGACGATAACTGGATCAAAACCTATTGGCGACCAGCCATGGGATGGCAGTATCTTGTCGTATGTCTATTTGATTTCCTATTCGCACCTATCCTAACAGGATGGTACTCTTGGTTTGCCAAGGTACCTTATGAAGCTTGGAAACCAATCACGCTGGGCGAAGGTGGTTTCTATCACATGGCAATGGCTGCTATCGTTGGTGTTGTTGCTTGGACAAGAGGTCAAGAAAAGGTTACTTCTATTAAAGCAGAAGAAACTAGAAGAGCTAGACCCCAGCCAACACCTACAACCTTTGATCCTAAAGATCCAAGCATACCACCAACTCGACCAGATAATTAAAGCTTGACCAAACTATAAAACTATTATATAATTGATTATATTTATGAGGAGTGTTTGAATGGATTTCTACACGTCGGTATTCGCACGTGGCGACAAGGTATATGTTCGTGGTTACGATAAGGGTATGCGAGTTAAGGATGTGGTACACTACCGTCCTTACATGTTTTTACAAAAGCCAAACGGTAAATACCGTACTCTAGACGATAAGCCAGCGGAACGGTTGGACTTTGATAGCATTACTGATGCTCGTGATTTTGTTGAGCGTTACAAAGATGTTGACAATATGAATGTGTATGGGTTGGACAAGTGGACCTACCTATACATTTTTGATAAGTTCAAGGGCGAACTAAATTACGACCCAAAGATGGTCAAGATTGGCACTATCGATATCGAGTGCGCTGCCGATGAAGGCTTCCCTGATATTCAGAAAGCTGATAAAGAAATTACTGCTATCACTGTAAGAAGCCGTGGTCGAAACTATGTGTTCGGCTGTGGTCGATTCAACACGACTGATCCTAACACTCATTATCTTCAGTGCGCCAATGAGTATGAGCTTCTTCAAAAGTTTCTGCAGTTCTGGCAAAACATTGATCTTGATATTGTTACTGGTTGGAACATTGAGTTTTTCGATATTCCCTACATCGTAAATCGTATACGTAATCTGTTCAATGATAAGGAAGCTAAGAAGCTTTCGCCGTGGGGCATTCTCAATGAGAAAACAGTTGAGTTCCGTGGTAAAGAGAATCAGTCGTTTACCCCTGTCGGGGTAGCAGTTCTGGATTACTACCAGTTGTATCGTAAGTTCTCCTTCGGTAACCAAGAGAGCTACAAGCTGGACTACATCGCACAGGTTGAATTGGGTGAAAAAAAGATTGACTATTCAGAGTATGGCAACCTGCTAGAGTTGTATAAAAACAACTACCAAAAGTTTATCGAATATAACATTCATGACTGTGTGCTTGTTGAGCGTCTCGATGATAAACTGAAGTTTCTTGAACAGGTCATGGCTTTGGCTTATGATGCTAAGGTAAACTATGGTGACACTATGACCACGGTGTTGCCATGGGACATTATCATTCATAACTATCTGCTTGAACAGAATATCGTTATCCCTCAGTTTAAGAGACAGTCTATGCCTGATTCTCTGGTTGGTGGCTATGTTAAGGAACCTAAGATTGGCTTGAGTAAGTGGGTTGTTTCTTTTGACTTGAACTCCCTGTATCCTCATCTTATTATGCAGTATAACATCAGCCCTGAAATGTTTGGTGGTCGTAAAGATTTTCCCACCATTGATTATCTGCTCAAGGGTACTTGGGAATACCGTGATGCATCAGTAGCTTACGCAGCTAATGGTTGTACATATCGTAAGGATAAGCAGGGATTCCTTCCTGCTTTGATGGAAAAGATGTACAATGACCGTACCAAGTATAAGCAGTTGATGATCGAGTCTAAGAAGAGGTTCGAGCAGACCAAGAGCTTTGATGATGAAAAGCTTGTGGCTCGTTATCATAACTTCCAGATGGCCAAGAAAATTCAGTTGAACTCAGCTTACGGTGCTCTTGGCAACGAATACTTCCGTTGGTTCAACTTTGATCATGCTGAGGCTATCACCACCTCTGGTCAGTTGTCTATCCGTTGGGTTGAGCGGAAGATAAATGAATTTATGAATAAGGTGCTGAAGACCAACGCTGTTGATTATGTTGTTGCTTCTGACACAGACTCTATCTATGTCACTATGGAAGGGATGGTAGAAACACTTGCTACTAACGACGAGTTGGTCATTGTAAATACAATTGATTCATTCTGCGAGAAAATTATCCAGCCTAAGCTGGATGAGTGGTATCAAGAGCTAGCCGATATGATGAATGCTTATCAGCAGAAGATGCAGATGAAGCGTGAAACTATCGCTAACAAGGGTATCTGGCGTGGTAAAAAGATGTATATCCTCAACGCCTGGAACGTTGAAGGTGTGCAGTATGCCGAACCTAAGCTAAAGGTATCGGGCATTGAGGCTGTTCGTTCATCAACACCACACGCGTGTCGCGAAAGCATCAAGGAAGCTTTGAAAATCCTTATGAATAAGGAACAACCGGAACTTCAAAAGTATGTGGCTGATTTTCGTGAACGCTTTATGACCCTGCCATTTGAAGAGGTAGCCTTTCCCCGTGGTGTTAAGGGCATGGGTAAGTATGATGGTAAAAAGGAAGGCTCCATCTATAAGTTGGGTACACCTATCCAAGTCAAGGGAGCTTTGCTATTTAATTATATGCTGAAGGAAAAAGGATTGACTAACATTCCTCCTATTCAGGATGGTGATAAAATCCGCTTTGCTTATCTCAAAATGCCTAATCCTATTCAGGACACGGTTATCGCTACGCCTGATGAACTGCCGATTGAATTTAACCTTGATAAGTATATTGATCGTGATACACAGTTTAATAAATCATTCCTGGAACCTCTTCGTTCGATTACGTCGGTAATTGGTTGGGATGTGGAGGAAAGATCAACGTTGGAGGATTTCTTTTCATGAAACTTGACTTAAATGAAGATGACGATTTTGGATTTACCATGGTTACGGCTGAAGATCTAGCTCAGCCCGAAGCACAAGCGAAGCTGGAAATGTTACGTGATATGATTATGCCGCTACTGAATAATCTTAAAAAAAATCCTGAAAAGGAGATTATACATTGGCCCAATCGAGTAGAAAAGATTGACGGGTTCATCAAGAAAATGAATAAGTTAGTCGACGGATAATAACACTTGCTAATATAATCAATATACAATATACTATCAATATAACGGAGAACATATATGTCACTAAAAGATAAGCTTATCAAGAACAGCACGATTTCGCTTACTGCTACTCTGACCGATAGCAAAATTTTTACGAAAAAGGATATGATTCCTACTTCGGTACCAATGATTAACGTTGCTCTTTCTGGCTCAGTTGATGGAGGTATTACTCCTGGTCTGACTATGTTAGCCGGACCATCAAAGCATTTTAAAACAGGCTTTGCTCTGCTGCTCGCTTCTTCTTTCCTTAAGAAGTATAAGGACGGTATCATCTTGTTCTATGATTCTGAGTTTGGTACACCTCAGTCATATTTTCAAACTTTCGGTATTCCTTTTGACTCAGTGGTTCATACGCCTATCACTGACGTTGAGGAACTGAAGTTTGACATTATGCAGCAGATGAAAACTCTGGAGCGTGGTGAACATGTTATGATTGTTATTGACTCAATCGGTAATCTCGCTTCCAAAAAGGAAGTTGATGATGCTCTTGATGGTAAGTCAGTTGCTGATATGACACGTGCCAAGCAACTTAAGTCATTGTTCCGAATGATTACGCCTCATTTATCGCTCAAGGATATTCCTATGGTTGTGATCAATCACACCTATAAGGAAATTGGTATGTTCCCGAAGGATATCGTCGGTGGTGGTACTGGCTCTTACTATGGTTCTGATAATATTTGGATTCTTGGTCGTCAGCAAGATAAGGATGGTACAGAAATCGCTGGATACCACTTCGTTATCAACGTGGAAAAGTCTCGTTACGTTAAAGAAAAGTCAAAGATCCCCATCACAGTCTCTTTCAATGGCGGAATTAATCGTTGGTCTGGCTTGCTTGAAGTTGCTCTTGAAGGTAATTTTATTGTTAAACCTAAAGTCGGTTGGTACGCCACTGTTGATATGGAAACTGGTGAAGTACGTACACCTTCCATGAGAGCGAGCGATATTATCGATAACAAGGAATTCTGGATGAAGATGTTTAATGAAACTAAATTTGCTGAGTATATTCAGAACAAATATAAAATGGCTATGGGTTCCATTATGGACACTGATGAGGAATTTGCAGATGAAGCTTAATATATCAGAGTTTATTTCTGATAATGGAGTTAAGAAGGCTGTCGTCGTCAAAATTGACGACAGCTACTCCATTGACTTTTATGTAAATGAGAGCTATAATCATACTATAATGTATGCTGGAAACTCTCTACGTTATGTAGAAGATGCCGCTGAAAATTATGTTCTAGGTATCTTTAAAAACATCAAAGATTTTCACTGAGGGCTGTATGAATATCGAACAAGTTATATTTTCTAATATTATCAAAAATGAAGAATATGGTCGTAAGGTTATTCCATTCCTGAAAGAAGAGTACTTTTCTAATCAAGAAGACAAGGTTGTATTCAAGCTGATTGATGGATATGTGAAAAAGTATAACTCGTTCCCTACTATCGAAGCTATGGTGATTGATCTTTCTAATATGGAAGGTGTAAGCGAAAATACATTCAAGGCGTCAGTAAATGTTATTGAGAGTGTCAAAAATACCGATGATTCGCAAATTGAATGGCTGCTTGATCAAACGGAAAAGTTCTGTCAAGAGAAAGCAGTCTACAATGCTATCATGCACTCTATTCAGATACTTGACGATAAAACGGGTAAAACCTCGAAAGGGGCGATACCGCAGGTTCTCTCTGATGCTCTAGGTGTTTCTTTTGATACACATATTGGTCATGATTTTATTGAAGACTCTGAGAGCCGTTATGAGTTCTATCATACTAAGGAAGAACGCATTCCTTTTGATCTTGAGTATTTCAACAAGATTACTCAGGGTGGGATGCCCAAGAAAACACTGAACATTGCTCTTGCTGGTACAGGCGTTGGTAAATCGCTATTCATGTGTCATTGCGCAGCTGGTAATATGTCAGCAGGTTTGAACGTTCTTTACATTACTCTTGAAATGGCTGAGGAACGCATCGCTGAGCGTATCGATGCTAATTTGCTCGACATTCCCCTTGATGAACTGAAAACTATTCCCAAAGAAATGTATGATCGTAAAATGGATCGTATCAATAAAAAAACTACTGGGAAATTGATCATCAAAGAATATCCTACAGCTTGTGCTGGTTCTGCTAACTTCCGTCACTTGCTCAATGAGTTAAAGCTCAAGAAAAACTTCAAGCCCGATATTATCTATATCGATTATCTAAACATCTGTATGTCGTCGAGGATTAAAAATGGAGCCAACGTCAATTCTTATACCCTTGTCAAAGCAATCGCAGAAGAGTTGCGCGGGTTGGCAGTTGAATTCGATGTTCCAATCGTCTCTGCGACTCAAACAACTAGAAGCGGATATTCGAGCAGCGACGTGGGTTTGGAAGATACGTCAGAATCCTTCGGACTCCCAGCCACAGCTGATTTTATGTTTGCCCTCATCTCAACCGAAGAGCTTCAAGACCTGGGTCAAATTATGGTTAAGCAGCTTAAGAATCGATACAATGATCCTGGGTATATTCGTCGGTTTGTTCTTGGCGTGGATCGCGCTAAAATGCGGCTTTATGATGTAGAGCAGGATGCTCAGGACGATATTCTTGATGGTCCTAAGTCAAAAACTCGTGCCAAAGAAAAAGAAGATAAGTCAGTGTTTGATAATTCTAAGTTTATGACTGAGGATATGGAGCGGAACCTTCCTCGGAAAAAGTTTGATCGTTCTGCTTTTGTGGGATTTAAGTGATGAATCGTAGATCGTTTTTCAAGTTTCTGCCTGTAGCACCAGTTATTCTTGTTGCTGAAGGTGCTAGGGCTGTTACTGCTGATCAGGCTCCAAACGAATCGCCTGTGTCTTTACAACTCACAGCACGTAAACCAATGCAGCCTAAACCTGGCCAGGTACCTGGATGGTTTATGCAACCCGAAATGGATTTGTCAAAACATGTTTCAATGGCTGTTGGTAATGACGGTCGTCTTTGGCTCAAATCAAAAGATGATGTATGGAAGAGAGTTGTGACAGAATGATTTACGATAGCATGGATCATTACATTGATGAACTTGAATCCTCTTGCCATAAGATGTCTTTGGAGATTGATGAGTTAAACAATAAAATTGCTGAGCTTGAAAAAGAGAACAGCAATATCAAAAAAGCTGCTGAGCGTATCGCTAATATAATTACAACTTCTGATCCTGAACGCACAGGTGCTATGTTTATCTGTGGTGTTGCTGGTAAAACTTGTGAGGACAAACTACCTGAATATATTTTGATATGTCCAACTTATGGATTAGATGGACACGCGATGTACAAGAAACATACTGATTATACAGCTCCGGGGTGGTAAATGGTTGATACTAATAATGAATACAGATATGGTGGTCCATCTACCATTGTTGAAAAACGAGCGCCGACAGATGAATCGGGTCGGTTGCTTAAGGAAATGGAAGAAGCTGCCCCTAAAAGGGTAGAGGAAACAATCGTTGTAGCTGATACTTCTTTTCAGTGTAAAATTCAAAAGATATATGATGCTATGTCAGATCAGGATGTTTATTCTATTCATTACAGCATGAATGGTATTAAACAAAATGTAATTGTGAGGGTTGATCTTTATCAAAACCTTTCAATCCCACAAGTAGCCTGTATCATTCGCGATAAGGTCGCTGTTGATATTGCTAACGTTATGATTGCCACTGCTTTTAGGAGTTTTTAATATGAATTACAAGCTTAAAGTTGAAAATGGTGTTTCCGTTATTGAAACAGCAACTGAACAAATTATCAAGAAATTTGATAATCTGGATTCTGCCCGTAAGTTTATGCGACATCTTAACTTAGGCGGTGCATTTGATGGCTGGTCGCCTTCTTTTATGTTAAAGTCAATGACTCCTCATATTATTAAGCAAAAAAAGTAAAAATATTTTTCACAAAGTTCGATTTGTCGTATAAATAATAATAAGCGAAGTATGTAATGCTCGATCGAGCAGTGGCACGAGTCGAAGGAGACACGGAATAGTTGGGAATAACGGTGGGGTTCCGCCCAACCATACTTTTGCACTTGGGGCGAGCTGAAAAGCTCGCCCTTTTTCATTTTATAAATATATTTAAACGTATTGTCATTTAGGAGAAAAATAATGGATAGTTTTGGTTCCTATTTAATTAAACATTTATCAGAAGAAAAAGCGGATCCAAAAGATTTTGGTAGTTTAGATAAAAATTCTAAGGGTGTTTTACATGAATTGATGGTTGGTTATCACCTATCTGGCGGTCAACACATGGATAAACATAAAGACATTAATGGTAAATCACCAAAAGAAGTACATGATGAACTAACCGAGTCTCTAACTCCTGATCAATACAAAAATTTTAGCGACAGAGCAAAAAAAGCTGCCGACGATATTCTTAAAGAACATAATATGTCGCCTTCAGACGTAGGAAACGTCCAATGGACTTCAAAATCAGGAGACATTAAGAGAGCTACTGGCATTGACTCGAGTCAAAGCGAAGACGATTCTGATGTTATGTTAACTCATAAAAATGGTACTCATCACGGATTATCTCTTAAAGTATCTGATGATTCAAAACCTATTACTTTGTCTAATAATGGTGCTAAATCTACATTCGGTGGTGATAAAATTTTTGAAAACCACAAAAATGGAATTAATCAGCAATACCCCGAACTGGCTAATTTGAAAGATAATCCGAAAGTTAAACAGGCAGCTGTAGAACGTGTAATGAAAAAAGCTGCAGGCAAAGGAAAACCTATATCCCCTGATAAGGTTAAACTTGGAGCTGACGATCTTAGAAAAACATGGCTTGAAACAACGCCTGGAGCTAAAGAAGATCTTAAAAAGAGAACTACTACAATGCTTCGCTCCGTTGTAGATAACATGCATGGAGAACTTCAAAAACTTTCGCCACAAGAATTGTCAGATCATATTAGAAATTCAGTTCTTCATGCTTATAAAACTCCTAAAGAAGAATTCGGTCATACACATATAAGGCATTTTACAGGTGGTGGTAATGATCCTGTTTTAGAAACTAAAAGACCTGGCGAAGACTACGAACATTACCTATCCAAGCCAGAAAATCTTTCTGTTACTAAATCGGGCGCTAGTATCAATTATCATTATTATGATGATAAAACTGGTAAAACTATTCCCTTTGCTATGCAGACAGCTAAGGTTGGTTCTCAGTCAGACCCGATGAGTAACTTAGTCGTTATCGGTAAAGATGTTGAAAGAAAACAAGACGTAGCTGACAAAGCTAGAATCAAAGCTGATTATAAAAAAACAAAGGGAACAGCAGTTCAACCTGCGCCTAGCACAACAGCAGGTCGTATTAATCCAACAGTAGCACCTCAAGCAGCTAAACCATTATCTAGCGTTAGAACTGCAAATCGACCAGATCCAGGTGGTGAAGACGTAGCAGCTAATGAAGGTATGGGTGGCGCTATCGGAAGCAGAGGGTATAATCCCGTTGAGCATCACATGTCATCAAGTGTAGGTGGTGCTACATTTCATACGCCTGCTGAACAAGAAATGATGAAAAGAGGTAACGGCTAATGTATAAGTTCTATGAATATCTTTCAGAAGCAGCGGAACAACCATCAGAAGGTAAGGCTCTCAAACACTTAACTCACTTAGAAGATCTTCCTATTCATGGTGGTAATGAAGGAGCGTCGACCGCAGCAGATTTTTTGGACAGTGTACATAACAGCCTATCTGGAAAAAAATCGACTACTCATTTATCAACAAAGTATGATGGTGCACCATCCGTTGTATTTGGTAAACATCCGAAAACAGGTCAGTTTTTTGTTGCTACTAAGTCAGCATTTAACAAAACACCAAAGATCAACTACACTCCTGAAGATATTGACGCCAATCACGGTCATGCTCCTGGTCTTGCTGCTAAGTTGAAAGAAGCTCTTCAGCATCTACCTAAAGTTATGCCGAAGCAAGGCGGTGTTTATCAGGGCGATCTTATGTTTGGTCAGGGTGATGTACAATCAAAGGGTGGTAAGCACAGCTTTACACCCAACACCATCACATATTCAACTGATAAAGACAGCCCAGAAGGAAGAGCAATCGGCAAGGCTAAATTGGGCATGGTTGTTCACACTGAGTATAAGGGTGGTGGCGATTTAGGTAGTATGACTGCTGGTCCACTAAATGATAAAACTAGAGCAACATTTGCCAGTCATTCAGATGTGGCTAACATTGATCCGACTGTTAAACCTGATGCTAGTAACTATACTCCTGAAGAGCGTGCTGAGTTTCACACTCATAAGCAAAAAGCCGAAATGGTATATAAGCGTATGAAGCCTGAAGCTCTTGATGCATTAGCAGGTCATGGTACAACACTTGAAGCTCATGTTAATGATATGATTCGTAACGGCGGAACGCCCAGCGTGGACGGATACGTTGCTCATTTATCTAAGAGAGCTACTAAAGACATTGAGTCGGTTAAAACACCATCATCTAAAGATAAAAAAGCAAGGGCGCATAGTGCTAACATTGAACACATTATGAACAACCGTGACCATTTCGAAAAAGCGTTACAGCTACATGGCCATTTACAAGCTGCTAAAAATGTATTGACCAGAGTTATGGCCAAGAGTAATCCTTTTGAACATAGCATTAGAGGAATTCCAACAGCTCCAGAAGGCGCTGTTGCTGTTGATAAAAAAGGTAATTCTGCTAAGTTTGTTGATAGAGAAGAGTTTTCGCGTCAGAACTTTAATAGAAATGAAGGAGGTTTCCAATGAGATTCGTTAATTTTCTATTAGAAGCAGCAAAACCAAAAGCTAACAAACCAACCAATCCTGTGGTATTCGCCTTTGGTCGAATGAATCCACCAACAGTTGGTCATGGTGCATTAGTTGATAAAGTTAAAGAACTGGCAGATCAGCACGAAGCTCATCACGAGATCGTGCTTTCACATTCTGTTGATCCAAAAAAGAATCCACTGACACCTGCTCAGAAACTTACACATGCTCGCCGTATGTTTCCTAACACAAATATTTCAGCAGCATCACCAGAGCAACCTACATTGTTACATCACTTAGCACGTTTACATAAAGCTGGTCATGATCATGCTATAATTGTTGCTGGTGATGACCGTGTGCCTGAATTTACCAAGCTAATTAACCATTATAACACTACACCTGACAAAAGTGGTAAGCAGCTATTCAACTTTAAAAAGGTTGATGTTGTTTCTGCAGGAGCCAGAGATCCAGATGCTGAGGGTGTTGAAGGTATGTCTGCTTCTAAAATGAGAGCACACGCTAGTGCTAATGATTATGCTTCATTCCGTCAAGGTTTGCCCAAGAAAATGGCTGAGGAACATGCTCAGTCTATGTTTAGAGATGTTCAGAAAGGTATGCAATAATGGCGCAGTTTCGTAAAGATACACACCAATATATAAATGATAGTAAAACTATATTCGAAGTTATGATGCTCGCAGATCAATATGGTTCATTGGTTGGTCCTGCCAATCCATCAGGTATGGCTGTAGATGCATTTGGTCGAGCGAGAGTGTCAACTCCATTAACTTTGTTTGACTCATCACATCGTTTTAGAGATAATGGATTATGGGCAACATCCAACACATCAACAGCAACATATACATTCAATCCTAATGCTGGTTTGATGGAGTTGAATCTTGACACCACATCAGGTGCTGAAATTATCAGAGAAACAACAAAGGTGTTTTCTTACCAGCCTGGTAAATCATTACAAGTTTTAAGCACTTTTGTTATGGAACCACCAAAAGCAAATCTTAGACAAAGAGTTGGTTATTTTGGCGAAAACAATGGAATTTATCTTGAAGCAAATGGTACAAGTATTGCTTGGGTAGAACGTTCGTATTCAAATGGTTCAGTTGTTGAAACAAGAGCAGAACAAGCTAATTGGAATATTGACACTCTTTTAGGTACCGTTTCGTCTAGCCCATCCAAAGCTACTTTAGATTTGTCTAAAGCTCAAATTGTTTTTTATGATATTGAATGGCTTGGTTTAGGAACGGTTCGTTGTGGGTTTGTTATTGACGGTAAGTTAGTTCACTGTCATTCATTCCATCATGCTAATTATATTACTACTACATATATGACAACTGCTTCCCTTCCGCTTCGTTATGAGATTAGAAATACAGGGGTGACTGCAAGCAATTCTACAATGAAGCAAGTGTGTTCAACTGTTATCTCAGAAGGGGGATATGAACTCCGTGGCGAACAGAAAACAGTTGGTATGGATACACCAACTTCAAACAACTACACGTTAACTTCATTGAATACATATTATCCTGTTTGCTCTATTCGATTAAAATCCGATAGATTAGATGCTGTAGTAATTCCCAAAAATATATCTCTTATTGGTACGACCGCCAGTGATTATAGATATAAGATAATAGTCGGTGCATCTATTACAGGCGGTACTTGGGTTTCTGCTGGTAGCGATTCTTCAGTCGAGTTTAATATAAATGCTACTTCGCAATCAGGTGGAAAAGAACTTTTCTCCTCATATCTAATTTCAACGGGTAGTCAAAGCATTACGGCTAAACTTGAAGATGGCATCTTTAGATACCAATTAGAAAGAAATGGATTAACATCTACACCAACAACCTTTACATTAGCTGTATCAGCAAAAGCAAATAATGATAAAGTTCTGGCTTCAATCGATTGGGAAGAAGTCACAAGATAAAAAAATATAAATACTAATGTTAGTGCAGTAAGGCTACGGCAGACCTGCTCAATATCGGATAAGCCCAAGGGGAAACTCCAATGGTAAAACAGTTACACAGCATACTTGATTCTCAGCTAGAAACCGCGAAGCGCCTGAGCGAGTCTGTCGTAGCACTCACTGACAAGCAGAAGCTTTCACTCTATAAAAAATCTCAAAATTCAGGAATCCCAGTCGATATTCTAGAAGAAGTATATCGTCGTGGATTCATCACATTTAACGAAGAATCATTTGCTGGAACGCAAGAGCAGTTCGCATTTGATCGTGTCAATTCATTTATAGCAGGAGGATTCGCGATGGAACTAGACGAAGATCTTAAAAAAGCATGCTGGAAAGGCTATGAAGCTATTGGCATGAAGAAAAAGAACGGTAAATCAGTTCCTAACTGTGTACCAGTAAAAGAAAATTCTGATTTAGATAAGGTCAATCAGATCAGTAAAAATTTAAAAAATATGTCTTCTAAAGATAAGAAGCTACCTCATGTAGATGATGGCGCTCCTGAAATGTTTAAAATTGGAAAAAAACCAATTAAAGAAAGTGCACTACTAACAACCATCAGAAAAGTAGTTGCTGAAAATTGTGGTTGTGATGCTAAAAAAAGTTATAACAAGAAGCTCAAGCAGTATCGTGCTGTAATCGAAGGAAAAGAGATCAGCAAGGAAAAGAGAATGTCAGCTTTCAAGAAGGAAATTGATTTTCGTTCTGAAGATGAACTCGAGGCTGTAAAAACCATGAAGGAAGCTACATATCAAGGTAAGAAGGTTACTTTGAACAAGCGACTTCCTGGCGACGTTAAGAAGTCAAAAGTATTCGTTGATCCTGATGGCGATGGTAAAGCTCAGAAGGTAAACTTCGGAGATAAAAATATGACTATCAAGAAAAATATTCCTGCTCGTCGTAAGTCATTCCGTGCACGTCACAACTGTGACAATCCTGGTCCTAAAACAAAAGCACGCTACTGGTCGTGCAAAGCTTGGTGAGGTAACTATGTTTAATAAACTCAGAGAATTTTTCAATAAAAATAAAGAGCCTGAGGCTGTTCCCGTAGCCAACGTAGCGCCTACTGTTGTTGATCGTCCGAAAGATGTGCCAACTCCTTCGTTTATCGAGCAAATTGCTGTAGAACAACCTAAGCCAAAGAAGCCACGTAAGCCACGTAAACCTAAAGAAAAAAAGGTATAATATGAAACTCGTTGACGAATTAAAAGTAGCTTTAGCAGATACATTTGCTTTCTATCTGAAGGCACACTATTATCATTGGAATGTAGAGGGAGCTGATTTTGCTCAATATCATGATTTCCTAAATGGATTATATAATGAAGTATGGGGCGCTGTTGACGGAATAGCAGAACAGATTCGCACACTGGATGCTTATGTTCCTGGTAGCTTAGGTAGATTTAAAGAGCTATCTTCTGTTGAAGACGAAAGCTCTATTCCAACAGCGTTAAATATGATTAAGAAACTACAGGCTGACAACGTAAAAGTAATTGCTTCTTTAACTACGGCTTACAAGTCTGCCGAAGAAGCTGGTAAGTTAGGCGTATCAAATTTTATCCAAGATCGCATTCAAGCTCATGAAAAACATGGTTGGATGTTAAGAGCAATTTCAAAGGTATAAAAAATGTCCGAGAAGTATACTAGTTTAGAGCATACAATAAGATCTGTCGTTACTGCTCCTAAGCAAGTAAACGAGTATTTGCAATATGCTATACCTGCCGCTAAAACAATTTTTAAAATGAAGATGCCACCAACTACTAATCTCCCAGCTGCAGCAACTACCAAAGCTGTTCCTTCTGCAGTAAAAACTACACCGACCGTTCCTGTTACTGCGATTCCTGTTCCTGCTGTAGCTCCTTCCGCTGCAATTGCACCACCTGCTGTTGCAACCGCGTCTTCTACTTCTCCTCTAGCAGCTGCTTTACCAGCCGCTATCGCAGGCGCTGCAGGCGCAACAATGTTAGCTACTGCTCCAAAAACACAAACTCAGACAGCAACCGTTCCACAGACTCAAACTCAAACAGCTACTGTTCCACCAACACCAACACCAACTAAATCTGCACCTGCTACACCTGAAAAAAACAATACTTCTTCTGGTAAGTTTGATAGTGAAGCTAGAACAGCTGGAAATTCTAGAACTCTGACTACTTCTAAATCTAAACCTAAGAGTAGAAGAAAAGCTGTAGGTGAATCGGTTAACACAGTTCTTAAAGTTATTGAAGAAGCTGCTAAAAAGAAAAAAGAAAAAGAAGGCGGTAAAAATCCATTCATTGATTTAGAACCTAAATTAAAAGACCAAGAATTAGATCAGGGAAAGTAATATGAATATTCAAGAAGCACTAGCAGAAATAAAGCGTCGTCAACTTGAAGAACGAGCTGGTGATGCTCTAAAAAAGATGACTCCTGAACAAATTGCTGATCTTAAGAAGAGCAATCCAGGCGCTGCTGAAAAAATTGATCAAAAGGTTAAGGAAGTTAAGCCTACAACTACACCAGCACCACCAAATACTGGTGGTGCTAAACCTGCGACAACTACTCCATCAAGCACAGCAGTAACAACTTCCGGAGCAGCTCCAGCCCCTGCAGGTTCAGCTCGACGTGCTCTTGGGCGTGCGCTTCCTGTAGCAGGCGCAGCGCTTGGTGCTATGGATGCGTATGACCGAGTTAAAAAAGGCGATTACACTGGTGCTGCTATTTCAGCAGGTGGTGGTTTAGCTTCTTTCGTTCCTAAAATTGGCACAGCAGCTGCGCTTGGAGCCGTTGGCATTAATATGGCTCGCGATGCTGCAAAATCTTCAAATGATACCGAAAATGCACCCGCCGCTTCTTCTGGTGGATCGACGCCTGCTTCTTCTGCTGGCGGTTCAACTCCGGCTGCATCTCCTGCTCCGAAAGCAGACGCCGCCAAAACAACACCAACAACTACTCAACCAAATACAGGATCATCAAAAATGGCAAATCCAACAGATAAGGCTGTAAAAACAGTTAAAACAAAAGGCGGCGACTACAACGTTTACAAAAAAGGTTCAGAAACAGCTGCAAGTTTTCGTGATACTTATAAAAAAGCTTCGGAATCTGGAGCTGGTACATTCAAATGGAAAGATGCTCAGGGTAATGAACGTTCTTACACCACAGGCAAAAAGGGCGGTGAGTATAAGGGTGATGCTCCTGCTGCAGCTGCTACTGCTACAACTGGCAACTCACAAACTTCCGATGGCGATCGTAAAGTAACAGTTGATAAAGATGTTCCTGCTGCTCCTGTTGCTCCTGCTTCATCAGGTCAGGCTGGTATTGACCGCGCTGATCAAATTGCTAAGAAACAGGGCGCTATTGCCGGTGGAGCAACTCCTGCTGCAGCTGCAAAAGAATTCGGCGGTGCAGTTACGCCAAGTGCTGCTCAAATTCAGCCTAATGCAGTTGATCGTGCACGTGGCGCAGAAAATAATGCTAAAACAGGTAGAACTGATGGAACAGACCCAACGGCTGTTGGTACTTTCGCTGATCCAGACGTGCAAGCCGCTGAACGTGCTAAAAACTTAGCTGCTCAAAAGAAACCCGAAACTCCTGCTGCTACTCCTGCTCCTGCTGCTGAACCTGCAGGCGCTGCACCACAAACAGCAGCCGGAAGAAAAAGAGCTACAACTCAGTCTATCAATAATTCATACAGCCCAATGATTGCAGCCTTCCTGAAGCTTCAGGAAACTAAAACTGGTAATATGTTTGAAGCTGCTAAAAAGCTTAAGGGCGATCAGCACAAGCTTGATAAGAACAAAAACGGTAAGCTTGATGGTGATGACTTTGAAAAGCTTCGTGCAGAAGAAGTTGGTACTGGCATGGTTAAGAAAGACGGTAAAGATTATGTTCCTGACTCTGTTGGTAAAAACCCTAACATGCAAGTTTCTAAGGACGGTCCATCAAAGGCTGATAAAAAGGCGCTTGATAATAAGTTTAAGGAAGTTGCTAAGGAAGAATTTGAAGAACTTTTTTCTGACGAAGAACTCGATCATATCAACTTAGTTATTGAAGGTCGTGGTCGTCCCAAAGGCGCTAAGAATAAGCCAAAGGAAGGCACTGCTGCAGCCGTAGGCGCTGGTACTGAAACCAATGGTCGTGACCCTCGTCAGCATATTCAGGTAATTGCTGGTCAGGCTGCTGGTGGTAGACAGATTGAGTTCAATCATAACGATGGTTCTAAAACAACTATCGGACCTGCTATGGGTCGTAAAATTATTGATCACCTCGGTGATATGAAGCCAGCTGATCGTCAGGCTGCTGTCAATAAAATGCACAACAGCGCTGATAACCTGAAGGGCATGTAATAATGCCGATAATTGCCAAAAATATCATTGTTCTTGGAAATAT